CCAAAAGAGAAGTAAAATGGAAGGTTTAGATTTCAACAACATCCTTAGTGCTGGAGAGGTGGACACATTGTTCCAAGAGCCTGAGGATACTACTGAGGAGGAGACCTCAGCAGAGAAGGGGAGTAAAGCCCCCGATGAACATGGTGATACAGGAAACAAGACTACTGAGACTGATTCAGGTGAGCTCTTTGGAGGCTTTGAAGAGGAGCCGGAGAAGAAGGAGGAGAAGGAACCTGAGCAGTCAGAGAGCGTAGGTAGTGGAAAAGAAACAGAAGGTGAGGGAGATTCCTCCACTGATGGCAGTGGCGGCTCTTCTCCAAATGAAAACCTCTACTCTTCCATGGCCGACGCTCTGGCAGAGGATGGAGTCTTCCCAAACCTTGATGAAGAGACCGTAAGGAATGCTACTGATGCAGAGTCCCTCAGCGACCTGTTTGAGCAGGAGGTTCTTGCAAGACTGGATGACAAGACAAGACGTGTGGCAAAGGCCTTGGAGAATGGCATAGAGCCCACTGATGTCAGAAAGTATGAGAACACCTTGGACTTCATCCACTCCATCAAGGAGTCGGATCTCAATGAGGAGAGTGAGAAGGGAGAGCAGCTCAGGCGCAACCTCATCTATCAGGACTACATCAACAAGGGCTATTCAGCAGAGAGGGCTCAGAAGCTCACCCAGCGTTCCCTTGACAATGGCACTGATGTGGAGGATGCAAAGGATGCACTTCAAGGCAATCTGGAGTTCTTCCAGAAAGCCTATGACAATCTCCTTCAGGAGGCTGAGCAAGAGGCTCAGGCGGCCAAGGTGGAGAGGAAGAAGCAGACTGAGAAGCTCAAGGACGGCATCATGAAGGACAAGTCGGTGATGGGTGATATGGATATCTCCCTTGACATGAGGAGGAAGACATTCGACAACATCACCAAGCCTGTCTACAGAGATCCTGAGACTGGCGAGTATCTCACAGCACTCCAGAAGTATGAGTCTGAGCATAGGGCTGACTTCCTCAAGTATGCAGGTCTCTTCTATACCCTGACCAATGGATTCAAGGACTTCAAGTCCTTCACCAAGGGACAGGTCAAGACGGAAGTAAGGAAAGGTCTGAGAGAGCTGGAGGCCAAGCTCAGTAATACAAAGAGGAGTTCTGACGGCAGTCTTAAGATGGTATCTACTGTAAAGGATGATCCCGAGTCCTACTTTGGAGATGGCTTCAGGCTTGACATTTAAAGACTTTTCCATCAGATTTGGAAAGTAGTTTTTAATGTTAAAATAGAAGTGAAATGGCTGGTAAATTAGGTAAATTTCAAAAGCAGACATTTAGTTATTGGAAAGGCGATACATTGAAGAAGCACCACATGGGTGCCCTCTTCCTTCGTAAGCCTCAGATGGCAACTGACCTGATGGTTCAGCTGCTTGCCTGGCATAAAGGTAAGACACTGAACACATTCCTGTCACAGTTCCCCACAAAGACTTTTGACACGGATGATGAGTACACATGGCAGATCATTGGCAGTGCCCGTAGGAACTATGCACTGGTAGAGGCAAGGGACATTGATGGTAATGTCATTGATGAGAACTACCCCAACAATGTTGGTATTGGTGGTGAGCCATTCTACCTGGTGTTCAAGGAGGACTGGATTGGTGACTCCGAGATTGTGGTTGGTGAACTCAATGAGCTCTATCCCATGAGGCACCTTGAGGGCCATGGCCGCAATGAAGGCTCAAACACCGTGTACAGGGTTTCAGCCTGGGGTTCTGTCCGTGGTGGTATTCCTGTAGAGGAACTGCTTCCTGGCAAGAGGTTCTCAGTTGAGTATGCACCTGTTGAGGGTGAGCTGTCTCGTAAGGCAGGTACCGTAAGGTTCTCTAGCCCCATCAGCATGCGTAATGAGTTCTCTCACATCCGTATCCACACCAAGGTATCTGGTGCCCTCCTGAATGACAAGGTGGCATTTGGTGTACCTGTAGTCCGTGAGACTCCCAATGGAGGTAAGAAGGATGTGGTGGACATGTGGATGCATGAGGTTCAGTGGCAGCTGGAGCAGCAGTGGGATGAGTACAAGAACTACATCCTTGCATTTGGCCGTAGCAACAGGGATGCCAATGGTGAGTACCATGACTTTGGTAAGTCAGGTGAGGCCATCCGCACTGGTGCAGGTTTGTATGAGCAGATGGAGTATGGTAACACAGACTTCTACAACACCTTCTCACTGAAGAGGTTGATGGAGAACATCTACAACATCAGCCGTGCAAACCTTGACTTCAATCAGCGTAACTTCATCATCAAGACTGGTGAGATGGGTGCTATCCAGTTCTCTAAGGCAGCTATGACTGAAGGTTCAGGTTGGAGTCCTATCACTTATGAGTACAGTGCCCCTGAGCTGGGCATCATGTCTCCCACCACAAGCAAGATGACTCCTCACGGAGGTGCATTCAAGATGGTTGCTCCTCAGGTGACTGAGTTCATTGCTCCTAACGGTGCATATGTGAAGATTGATGTTGACAGCTACTATGATGATCCTGTCCGCAACAAGATTCAGCATCCTCTTGGAGGTCCTGCCATGTCTTACCGTTATGACATCTTTGACATTGGTACCATGGATCAGCCCAACATCTTCAAGTGTGCTGTCAAGGGTCAGGAAGGTGACTTTACGAGTTATGAGTGGGGATTCAGAAATCCATTTACAGGACAAATGGGCAATCCTAACATGAGTCACGATGAAGACTCCGCAACAATCCATAAGTTTACAACAACTGGTGTTTGCGTGTTAGACCCAACCAGAACGATGAGTTTCATCCCCAGTATCTTACAGGGATAGTAGAGGAAAAAGGAGATGGAGTGAGAGGAGTAACATCCTCTCCTCCAAAGCCTTTAAAACAAACAGTAGACAACTTTTAAGGAGAAGAAATAAATGAGTAAGAGTAGAGTAGAAAAAGAAGAAGGTCAGATGGAATTGGATAACTTCACAATTGACACTACACCACAGCCAAGGGTCATACAGCCCAATCCGCAGTATGAGCCTGAGTACACCCCGAAGGCACCTGTCTTACAGGAGGAGCCTCAGGAGCTGGTCAACTGTCTCAGGAATGAGAGGGTTGAGGTGAAGTTCATTCCTAAGGAGAGTGGTCTTGTAACAGATCCCAACCATGTCCTGTCTGGCGGTATGTCAGAGAATGCCACAAGGAGCTATGTAGTTCCCAAGTTGGCTTCTACTGGTATGTACAAGAATGTCCTCACCAATGATGAGATGGCATATCTTGAGTATGTGATGGGCCTTGAGAAGGGCACCCTAAGTGTCTATAGGAGACGCGACAACTTCTGGGATGACAGCAATCCCAATGGTATAGGCAGGGTGACTCTCCACAAAAGAGGCAACTATCTTGATCTGAGTACCCCATCGGACTACATCAAGTACAAGATACTGCTGGCCAACAAGAACTACATCTGTCCCTCTGTGAAGGAACTGGAGGAGAAGCCAAAGGCAACCTACCAGTATGTGATTGTATCAGAGGCAGCAGAGATGAAGAGTAACCTCAGCAAGGGTGATGCAACCATTGAGTGCTACACTGAGTATGGTGCCATCCGTAATGATGCAGACAGGCTGAGGACCATTGTGGAACTGATGGAGAAGAGACCTACTGCCCCTAAGGTGAAGCTTGACTACCTCCAAGGCAAGGTCATGGAGTACATCCAGACAGACCCAAGGAAGACACTGAGGCTGCTTACAGACCCGCTTCTTCCTGCCAAGGTACTCATCAAGCTTGGTACTGAGAAGGGCATCTTAAGCTGGAGGAACAATCTCTATTACCTCCGTCAGGACAACAGTCCACTGTGTGAGATGGGTGAGGAGTCAACTCTCAACAATGCTGCAAGGTTCATCAGCAGTCCCAAGCACAGTGAGATAAAGTACCTCATAGAGGCAAAACTTAAAGAAGAATAATCAATCAGGTGGGGGAGTAATCCCCTGCCTATTTAAAAGATAGGAGACAGTAAGAATGGATTCCCAAGAGTGGCTTGACAGGTTCGACCTGCTTTACAATAACGTTACATCCAATCAGGCCCCTGGACTGACAGTCTGGGAGATAAGTGTATTCTGCACCAAGGCTCAGGATGAGATTCTAAAGAATTACTTTCTTCCTCAGAGCAATCCCAAGCAGGCAGGCTATGATGACAATCAGAAGAGGCAGATAGACTTCTCGTCTCTTACTGTGGCAGCAGAGATAACTAAGGGTGAACCTCCTCTATTTGATAAAAGGACTAATACGCAGAGTATTACTCTTCCTGAGGATATAATGGTGATTATCAATGAGATGACTAATGTCCTCAGGAATGGTGCTATAGTTCCTTTGGTGACTGTCCCCATTAAGTATGATGAGTATGCAAGGCGAATGAGCAAGCCTTTCAAGCGTCCTGTAAAGAATCAGGCATGGAGACTTATTATCCATGATACAAAGAATAAGGCAGACCTGATTATAGGACCTAGTGATGTCTTCAAATCCTATGACATTAGATACGTCAAACAGCCAAAGCCCATCATTCTTGACAACCTTGATGGACTGACTATCAATGGC